TCCTTCACGTACTTCGCATATTCGCTTAGTGGCACACCTAGTTTTTTTGAAATGGCTACTTGTGAAGGTGTGAGTCTCACAGAACCTTTGCGCCTTGCCGGTGTACCTCTGTTAGCAGAAGCGACCGATTGAGTAGGCGAAACTTGTCTATCAAAACGATGAGGAAATGTATCCTTCATCCTTTTGTCTACCTCGTTATAGTATGAATCGGATGTGGTGTCAAATCCTTCTTCAACTAGTTTACGATGAATTGAGAAGGATGTCAAGGTCATTGGTTCATCCTCTCCAAACCATTTGTTCTTTTCAGCCCACGTTTCTGCCTTTGGATCAGGCGGTGGTGGTGCTTGTGCTCGTGGTGGCTGGTACTGAGGCATTTGTGGACGATTTGGATCAATTCCACGTTGCTGCATCTCATGCGCCAGTCTTTCACGCTGTGCCTTGTGGGAATTAGAGCGTTCCTCCTCTATGGCCAAACGACTTAGTTTAGCTTGGGCATCAACTTGCTTGTCCACGTCCCCTAAATCCATCGCCTCTTTCAGCTCTTTTTTAGTTTCCGTGATCTGTGAAGCAACCCGATCGCCGAATTCCGCTACATATCCAGAATCAAGTGCATTGGCACGATTCCTTATCTGCGCCGATTCTGACTGAACCCCCTGTGCATATTGCACGGCGGCAGCCTCGCGTCTTTCAGATTCCCTTAATCTTTTTGTTAATTTGTCAATTCGTGACTGGACTTTATGTCCATAGTCATCGACCTCTTCTTGTGAAGCGCCTTCCTCTACCCTTACTTCATCAGGCTCTTCAGAATTGACTGTTTTTTTGGTGTCATCAAAGTTAACTTCAACTGTTTCACCAGCATCTGGTAGATCGACCATTTTTTCATCAGCTTCTTCCTGTGTCTGAATTTTAGTTTCTGCAGGCATATATCCTCCTGTTATTTGTACTGCAAGATATCCTCTGGGTCTTTTACCACAGCAATTATCTCGTCATCATTAAGAATTCTCACTTCACCACCATCTATTCCAAAACGGGATCCGGCGTAACGACCAAATATAATCCAGTCATTTTTCTTACACCACGGTCCGTCTGGAAATCTCTTTTCATCTTTATAGGCGTCCGGTCCGACTTTCAGGACTAAACCAGTAACGGTTGAATATCCCCTCTCCTCGATTGTCTCATCAGACAATATTATGCCACCCTTTGTCTTTCCTTGTCCCTTGTAGGGGAGAATAAGAAGCCTCCAGCCTGTAGGATTAGGTAAACGATCTAGTACTTTATCGGTGGTTAAATGCTTTATGCCAGCAGTTGCGTCCACTTGAATTTTCTTCAAAAAGCGGTTCTCTTTGTCTTCCGCAATCTTGTTATTTTCATCCGCCTCTATGGATAAGTCTTTTTCTTCGAGGGCAAATTTACGTTTAGGTATCTCCATCTTCTTTTTTCTGCAGGTCCTGTATTTCCTGTTCCATTATGTTATAGCCTTTGAATTCACCCACTGTCCTGTTATACATGTCCCAGCTGTGAATGCCATTGGCGATAATTAATTTTAGTTCTTCCTTGCGCTCCCTAATCTTCTTTAAGATTAGATAAATAGAGTTTTCATCTTTCATTCCCGCGAATTATACACTAATTCATATAAAACGCAATTATTTTTTAACCAAACTTCCACCAAAATACAATCCAACGATTGCTGCCATCAGATGCGTGTCCATTGGCGTTATGACAACACCTGCGAATTGTCGATCCACAAGCATTTCTTTTTGTTCAATTAAGAAAAAGAAACCTCTACTAAATTCTGTCCATGTGAGAAATACTGATACATCAAAGAATACTGGAACTATTTTTGGCCAAACGATTATAAAGAAAACTGCAGTGAGTGCAATTATTCTTCGCGTCCATTGAAAGCCTTCATTCTCATATTTCCGCGCCTTCTCAATCGCATCCATCTGGAATTTTCCGCGTGCAAGAAGCATCTTCTGTTCCGCCTGTTTTGCCTTGATGCTCTGCCCCCAGATGGACATTACTCCACCTAGAACACTTGATCCTAGCATTGTTATCATTTCCACGGGTAATCCAAACATTATCTTAACCTCAGTAAACTTACTATTCCACCACGCTTCTTTTGCATTCCTGACATTCCAAGAAAAACCTGGTTCACCTGTTCCTGCAAAGATCCAGGTCCGACCGTTTCCCTTTGGTATCCTCGTGGTCGTCCAGATTCGGGTAGTCCGTAGCCTCCACCTCCGCCGCCACCACCGCTGTAGTCTCCGCCGGCACCCCAGCTGTCGCCCCAGCCGCCTTGACCTCCGCCGCCACCACCGCCATATGGACTGCTTGAGTACCCTAGTCTACTTTTTAATAAATTTCTATATGCTGCGTTTATAGGAGCTTTTTTATTTTGAAGAGTATAAAAATCATTTCTAAATTGTTCATCAGCATCATTAAATGATGTTGTTCCAAATTCATCATAACCTAGTGCATCTCCTCCTAACTTACCATACTCCTTTCCCCAATTTAGATTACCTGTTCCTATTTGTTTACTTTTTTCTGGATCATCTCCACCATATACAAAGTTTTTAAAAAAATCCGGTGATAATCCTTCTATTCCTGTTTTTCCTTGTAGTATATTTTCTATTGCATCAGGATCACCTTTTGTTTTTCTTTTAAGATATTCCTGAATTCCAAGTGCATTTATCTTGGCTAATTCTTCGTTTGGTTTTCCTTGACTACCATGTAAACGGGCTAACTCTGCTAATGCTTCTTTATACCCAGCTCCACCTTCATTAATTATTTTTTTTAATCTATTTGATTCTACCTCAAGTCCAAAATTGTCCATTGCCCCACTTGACTCCATAGCGAATAGACCTTGGTCTCTCATAAATTCTAATTCTTTATCCGTTAAACCACCAGTTTCAGGGTTTACATTATTTCCTGTAACTCTTTGAAGCTCTATAGCTTGTCTCATTCTTTCTTGTTTTTTTAAAGATGCTTGGTATGCATTAGCTGCAGCTTGGTTAGCAAATGTTCCGTGTTTAGTTTTTACTTGAAATTGTTTTACTGCTTCAGCAGCACCTGTATCATCTTTTTCATCCCATATATTTATTGGTGGGGGTGTACCTCCTTGAGTATCAAAACTACTAGTTCTTGTGCCCTTATTAATCTCTCGTTGAGTTTCAATCTTTTCTTCTACTTCTTTCTTCTTGCTTTTTACTTTTACTTTATCTTTATCTTTCTCAATTTGAGCTAGTCTCTGTGATTCAGCTTTGGTTGGTTTATTTGGTTCTTGATATTGAGATTCGGAGCTTTGACCTGCGTTGTTCCCTGATGAGCTACCAGATGAGTGTATATTATATCCTTGACTTCCGTAACCTGGCATTATCTTCTGCCTTGAAGCCCTGGTAATACTCCTCTTTTATAGGCTTCAACAAATTCTTCATAAGTCATTGGTCCACCTGGCATGTCACCCATTCGTGATGTAAAATCTCTAAATTCATCTTCATAAACTCTACCACCTAAATCGTACTGTGGTCCTTGGCCGTACCTTGAAGCTATGCCGGCTTCACGCCCTGCATCGTTGAATGGAGGGGGTTCTTCCCAATTATCTACACCAAATTCTATACCTATTTCCGGTATTGGTAATGGTCCAACGTCTTCTCTTACATTTCCTGGAACTACAGGGGATGGTCGTACATACTCATTTTCCCTTCTAATAAAATCTTCCCTTCCTGAATCATCAAAAGGCATAGATCTTTCTGGCGCTAATGTATCTGCGTCTTCATAAAAAGCACCAAAGTCCTCTTCTACATAATCATCAGGAACAACATTGGGCTGATTAGGATCTTTTTCAAAATCCAATCCTTCTGCCCTATCATAATAAGTAGGACCATGAGGACTATAATTAACTTCTGATTCACCTGGTCCTTCAATAGAACTTAATCCAGGATGAACATCTGTTGGATAAGTTAAATTTCCATAATTTCTTAATTCTTCTTCACTTGTGTCCAATGCCCCACCTATACCGACATTATTCAATATATCAGAACCGATTGCTCTAAGAGGATCTCCTATATTTTTTTCTAAACCTTTTTGAATTTTCTTGCTTCCTTTGCCAAACATTTCACTAGCTATTGCACCCCACAGTCCGCCTTTATCCGCATAATCCATGAAATTACCAGTAATTGGGTACATTTTATTATAAACTGGTTTATTCGTCTGTCTTACATCACGGCTAAGATCCACATATTTATCCATCATCTCGTGTGGCGTGTAGCCTAGCATTTCACCCATAGGGTTTTTGCCATACCGGTTAAGTGTTCTTCTTCTGTCTTTAAATTCTTGCACCATAGGATCACTACGATCCATGTTAGGAAGTTGGCGTTGGATATCCATCATACGATTGTAATTTTGTCCATGACCACTACGCGCAAAGTCACGGATATTGTCCCGCTGATTAAAATTAATAGCGGGACGTTTATATCCTTTTGTTCGTGCTAAGTACTCGTCTCTAGTAGCCATTATACGCCTGGCACAATAATTATTTTAAGTATCACTAAAACAACCACGACAACAACACCGGCTTTAATCCAGTCTTTCATGCCCCAGTCATTCCATTCTTTAAGATGACCCCAAATATCTTTCAATAACTTCATATTACCTCCTTGTTAACATTTTTTACCTTTTTTAAGGCCACCCTTACGATAACCTTTTACCTTTCCACCCTTCTTCATTTGCATTTTCTGTCCTGTTGTGCGTGCATGCTTTTGAGCTTGCTGTACGCCTCCGGAAGTGTATGGAAATTTCTTTTGTCCTACTTTTGGCATTTTCTCTCCTAGTGTAATGTTGGTTTTTCAACAGGTTTAAACATTTTTATAATCTCCTCTTGAAAATTAAAACTTTCAGCCACTGCTATAAACATCTGCTGTGTTTGCGCGGGTCCTAGTGCTTTTTCATACATGTTTCTTGTAACAGCCATTAAAGCACCACATACCTGTAAGTAATCCTTTTCCGATCTTATTTCACTAAGCGCTAATTCTTCTACTTTTTGCATCACAGTGCTAAGTTTTTCCATTAGTTTTTTTGGATCCGTTACCATTACTCCTCGCTCTTGAAACCCTTTCGGCTGTTTGATTTTTCATAGCATCCCTTGTGTTTGCCATGTTTTCTTTAAGAAGTGCCATTGCTTCCGTTGAATCTTCTTTATTAACATCTGCTGAAACTTTCATCAAGTTAATACTTGTATCTGCTTCTAGCTTATCTCTTTCAAGATCCATCTTTTCGCCTTCTACCATCATATCTTTTTGTAGCTGCATCTGCGTTTGCATAGCCTTTAGATCAATTTCTTGTTGTTTTAGTTTAACAAGTGGATCTTGAGCTTCTCTGCTTATTCTAGATTCTTCATCAGCAGCTAATTGTTTAATCATTTGTGCTTCCATTTTTGCTTGTTCGGATGCTTGTTGATTTACCAATTGATCTTGTTGCTGTTGTAATTGCTGCATCGCTTGAGGATTTTGTTGTGCTTGTTGCATTTGTTGCTGCAACTGTTCAAATTGTGGTTTAAATTTTTCTTGAACTTGTTCGCCTGCAACTAAAGCGATATGCTCACACACGTGTGCTTGCAACATTGCATATAGTTGAGGATTAATTTGAACCATACGCGTAAACATAAATTCAGCATGTGCCTCCATATGTGCCATATGATCTTGCATTGGAAATGATTTAGGCTTTTGTCCACTCATAGCCCCTGCATTCTCCATTGCTGGGCTCATAGGTTCTGGCATTTCTGCGTCTGGTTTCAGTATTGCTTCAACGTTATCAACACCCATTGCAGCATACATTCTTCTATACGCTTCACGTAAATTATGTAATTGAGGATTAGATTGAGCTAATTGTAATTGTTGTTGTGCCAATGTCACACGTTGTGCCATTGAAAATATATTTGGATCAGATACAGGAATAACATCTACTCTCTCATCAAAATCCGTTTGTTTAATCATTTGGTTTCCACCAACAACCATATAAGGATACTGTGGTGGAAGATAAATTTGGAATACTTTTGCAAGTAATTTAAATTCCATTTTCTGTGCGTAGTGTAATCTTTTATGTATTGCACTCATCACTTTTGTTCCACGCTCTATTAACGCTAGTGTAGTTCCAACAGGATTTTGTTCATTACCTTCACCCATTTTCATATCGGCTATTGCAGCAAAAGATTTTCCTGCATCAACAGCATAACCTAATAGTTGAAATAATACGCCTGATGGTTCTTTGTATGGAAGCATCATTAGTGATTCTTTTATTGATTGTCCTGTTACATCTACATCACGAAACTCACCTGGTTGTAAAGGTTCATCATGGTCACGGATACGCATACCACGTGCTTTAAAACCTGCTGGTAAGTTAGCAAGAGTTCCTGCATCAATTAATTGTCGCAAAGCACTTGTTGCAGTTCTTGATAACCCACCAAGCATGTGTATTAGACCGAAGCCGTAAAAGCCTAGGCCTGGGAGGAACTTGTAGTGTACAAAGTAGCGATTCTTCATAAAGTTTGGATCACCTTCTTTGTAATTTCTTTTTATTGATAAAATCTCTTGTGAGTATTGATCAATAGAAACAATATAAGGAAGTTTAACACCAGTTTCATCTTCAAAACCTGGTACGTCTGCATTAATATGCATCTCTAATATTACGTGTTCTTCATCGCCGGATGAGTAATTTTTCTCTGATCCATGTAATTCATCTACTTTATCTACAATATCATTTGATTCAACTTCGCCGGTTGCTAATTCTATATCACGGTAAAATCCTTGTAATTGCTGTTTACGAACATCAT